CTAGAAAGAGAAGCAGAAAACACTACGCTTGCTAGGTTTATACGTAATTTAGAGAGTAGAATATACGCACAACTAAGCAGACAGTTAGTTGATAGTTTGTTCGGTGAAACTGCTTCTGATTTTGGTGTTCTTGAATTAGAAGGCAACACAATAGAATATAGAGTAGAGGACGACAAAGTAACATTAATAATTACAGATGAAGAAGGCAATACAACAGAAATTACTGTACCTCTTGGTTCTTTCACTTTCTAGTTGTGCGTTAATTGTAGATCCATTAGACAATGGTATACCACCAGCAAGGACGGTTGAGTCAGCTGAAATAGGATCTTTACTAACAGAATTAGCAGAAGTAACCCTACCTATACGAAAACCCGTAGTAGCTGTATATCCAAGTTCTTTTAAAGATGATACGGGACAGCGAAGAAGTAACAGTCAATATGCAAGTTTTAGTACCGCAATTACACAATCACCTGATGCTTATCTTATAAGAGCTTTACAACATTCTGGTGTTTTTGATGTTGTAGAGCGTACAGGACTAGATCATCTTACAAAAGAAAGACAAATTATTCGCTCTGCTAGAGAAAACTTTGATGAAAAGCAAAAACTTAAACCTTTGCTTTTTGCTGGATTACTTATGGAAGGTGGGGTTGTAGGCTACGAAACTAATATAAAATCAGGTGGTGCAGGCGCACGCTATCTTGGAATAGGAGGTTCTAAAGAATATAGACAAGACTCTGTAACTATATCTTTGAGGACAGTATCTGTGTTGACTGGTAAAATATTGATAGAGGTATTGGTTACGAAAAGTATTTTGAGTGCCTCTGTATCTTCTGATGTGTTCAGATTTTATGCAAATAACACCGAATTAGTTGAAATAGAAAGCGGTATAGTAGAGAATGAGTCTATAAATATTGCTTTACAGATGGCTATCGAGACAGCTGTTTTACAAACAATAGAGGAAGGATATGAACAAGGATACTGGAAAACAAGTTCTTGAACTTTTCAAGGCGATTTTAATTGGGTTTGGTTTGTTAATTTTATCTTTGCATTTAATAAGTGCAGACAATGAAATATTTATAGATCAGTCAGGTGCAACGTCTAATTTAGATATAGAGCAAGTTGGTGGTAGCGGTAACATCATAGGTGGTGCTGATGCAACAGCTGGTGCTTCTAATATGACACCGCTAGATTTAGATGGTGCAAGTATGACTTTAGATATTTTACAAAAAGGTAATACTAATAAATTTCTTGGTGATATATGGGCAGATAACTATACAGGTTATTTTTCATTCATAGGTGATACCAATACATTTAACATGTCTACTGATGAGACTAACGCAACTGGGGCTGACGGTTCTAACGTGAATGTTCAGTTTACAGGCAATACAAACACAGCAACATTAAACCATGCGATGACAGCATTAGCTGCAAACCTTGATTTAGACTGGATAGTCCAAGGTTCAGGCAACACTATAACTTCTAATATAGATGTTGACGGGGCTACTAACTATATGGATATTGATGGTAGTGATAATACAATAACCTATGATGGCGATGGATACGCTGGTGGTTATTTTTACTTAGATCATACAGGAAGTACGAGGACTTTTAATATAGACCAAGAATCAACTCAAGATAATGACTGGCTCAAAATTACATCTGTTGGCTCTAACGGTACTGTTTGCGTTACTCAGTCAGACTCAACTACTTCATTCGTCTGTTGAGATAGGATCAATTTCAGAACTTAGAGGTAATGCTCAAGTTCTACGAGACAAGCCTTATGGTGCTGAACTAGAATTTGACATACTACAAATGGATGATGTCCGTACAGAAGCGGGCAGGGTAGCCATAACTTTTGAAGATGACTCTACAGTCAAACTAACAGAACATTCGAAATTGGTTATAGATGAATATATCTATGATCCTGATCCTTCAAAATCAAAAATGGCCTTGAAGTTTGCTAGTGGCACAGCAAGATTCATCACAGGCAAATTCAATAATAAAAGCAATATATCTATCAAGACTCCTACCGCTGATATAGCAATTAGAGGAACGGATTTCACCTGCACAGTGGATGAGCTTGGCAGATCGTTGGTTATTTTGTTACCTGACCAAAATGGTATATCTAGTGGAGAAATAATCGTAGCAACTGCTATGGGCAGTGTTACGTTAAACAAACCATACCAAGCAACTACTGTTTCTGTATACGAAAAAAACCCCACTAAGCCTGTAACTTTAGACATATCGTTAGATTTGATTGATAACATGTTGATCGTCAATCCACCAGAGGAGACAGATAGACAAATACAAGAAACACAATCAAAATCGACAGTAGACTATTTGGATTTTGATGATCTAGATATTGATTTTTTAAATGAAGATTTTCTTGATACAGAGGCTGATCTTGAATTTACTGAATTGGATATAAATTATTTAGACGTAAATTTTCTTGAGGATTTACTTAATGTTATAGATGCTTTAGCAATATCCAAAGAAGAAGATCAACTCAAACAGGGTGGTGTAGGTATACGTATTACTGGTACAGATATAGGCCAAGACAAAGACACACAGATTACTACTATAGTATCAGGTCAAAACATAAGTATGATTAGATCCGTAAGCCAAAGCGCAAGACTGTCATTAGACGGTTCTCAAAGCTATACTATTATCTTAGTACAAGACGGAGTATCAAATACAGTGAAAGTAAATGGCGGTTCTTCGACCACTATTACTATCAAGCAAGGGTCTGGATGAAAAAAACTATTATATTTTTAAGTTTATTTATAGCACTAGGGTCTGTTTATTATTTTCAACCAGTTGCCTATGAAATATTAAAATTAAAAACTTTTGATAGTTTTATACAAGAAAAGGAAGAATCAGGCAATTTTGTAGTTTTAAATATAACAGAAGAAGATATAGCTAATGAGGGTGGTTATCCTTTATCTAGACAAACATTAGCACAAATACACATTAATTTATTAAGACAAGGCGCTATGGGCGTAGGGTGGGTTATGGCTTTTCCTCAACCAGATAGGTTTGGCGGTGACTTTGAGTTTACTGAAGCTTTAAAATTTTCTCCAAGTGTTTTAGCTATGTTTGAAGGTAAAGGTGAGTATCCGCCTACATCTGGCACTGTGATTCTAGGTCCTGAAAATACTGGTGGCATGATGGCAACAGGTGTTATACAAAATATAGATGTTTTGAAACATAACGCCAGTCAAGGTATAGCAGTTGCTCGTACAGATGCTGATAATTTAATACGCAGGCTGCCCTTACTGATGCGTACTCCTGATGGTTGGGTATCTTCATACGGTACAGAAGTTCTCAAAGTTTTAGCTGGAGCAGATACCTACGTTATAAAAACGAATGATAATGGTGTTGAAGAAGTCAGAGTAAAAGGATTGCCTCCAGTAAAAACTGATAGTCTAGGTCGTAAATGGATTTCTTGGGTTGTTCCACGTGAAACATCTTTAGCAGAGATGGATGTAGAAAATAAATTTGTATACGTTGGGTTTACTGCAAAAGGTATCATGCCGCAGCTTGCTACACCAGTAGGTTTGCTTGAGCCGCATAAAATACAAGCAGCGCTTGCTGAATCTATACTTATACAAGATAGTCCGTACATACCTGATTACGCATTGGCTCTAGAATTACTAATATTTTTGTTTTCGTTAGTTTTCGTTTGGCTTGTATTGAATGTTTTTGGTATCACGTGGGGGGTATCATTTTTTGCTGTAGTGTTTGCATCCACAGCCTTTTACGGAGTAAATACCATACAAAATGGTGTCTTGATAGATGTAACTTGGGCTTTGGTGTCACAATTTATTACAGCCACAGTAGCTTTCTATATACGTTTCAGAGAACAATACAAGTTAAGACAGCAAATCAAAAAACAGTTTGAACATTACTTAGATCCTAGACAAGTAAAGGCTCTGCAATCTGATCCGAGTCTACTAAAGTTGGGTGGTGAAAAGAAAAGATGCACATTTTTATTCACAGACGTGCGAGGTTTTACAGCTATGAGTGAAACTATGGACCCTGAAAGCGTAATTAGAATTATGAATGAGGCTTTAACTATACAATCTGAAACAGTAAAAAGGTATGACGGTATGATAGACAAGTACATAGGGGACGCCATGTTTGCCATATTTAATGCTCCTTTAGACTTGGAAAATCACGAAGAAGCAGCTGTATTATGTGCTAAAGAAATACAAGATCAATTTAAACTCGCAGATATTGGTGTTGAAATAGGAGTAGGAATAAACACTGGGGAAGCTGTGATAGGTAACTGTGGGTCGTCCACTAGATTTGATTACACAGCTATTGGTTCTGCTGTAAATATAGCTGCTAGGTGTGAATCAAGTTGCAAAACAGTAGGCGTAGATTTAATAATTGCAGAGGAGACTGCAAAAAATTGTGGATTTAAGCTAAAATCATTAAAACCAATAGAGGTAAAAGGTATAAGTAAACCTTTAAATATATATACATGGGATTAAAACTATCAATAATATTAGGCGGACTGTTAGTAGTATCAATTGCTGGATCAGCCTGGTACATAGATTATCAAGCAGATCAGATAAGCACCCTCAAAGGAAATCAATTAATCTTAGAAACAGAGATACAAAAACAAAACGATGCAATAGAAAAGCATCTAGAACAAGCAAAGCAACAACAACAACAAATGAATACACTTGCAGCAGAGAATAAAAAAGCTATGGAAAATGTAAACAAACTACGGAAAACATTTGCAAACTTAGATTTAGATGAATCTGCTCTAGCTAATCCAGAAGACATGCAAAGAAGAATAAATAGAGGTTCAGCAAGAGTTATGGCTGAATTAGAGAGATTGAGTAACCCAGAAAAATCAAATGAGAAATCTAGCACTAATTAGTTTTATAATTTTGTTGGCTAGTTGTTCTACTTTTCAACAGGCCGTCAAACCTGTTCAAGTCAAAACTATAGCCGAAAGATCACCTATATATCATCCGCCTTTGCCTTACCCTATGAGTCTTACAAATGTAGATTGGGAGGTTTTAACGCCAACCACTATGCAAGAGTATTTAGATAGTTTGTCAGCAGGGAACGCACCACCAAGAGCTTTCTACTCCTTGTCAGCTAGAGAATATGAAAATCTATCTATGGATATGGCAGAGATAACTAGATACACAAAAGATGTACTTGCCATCATCAAATACTATAGAGAGTTAGATAAACCACAGGAGACTGAAGATGAGTAATTCGCCAGACGAGTTTGTTTATAGAGCAACGTTAGATCGTGTTATAGATGGAGATACTTTCGATTGCATACTTGATTTAGGGTTTGACGTTAAATTACACAAACAAAGAGTTCGTTTGGCTGGAATTGACACCCCAGAAAGTCGTACTAGAAATTTAACTGAAAAGGCTCTAGGATTGAAAGCCAAAGAAAGGCTAAAAGAATTATGCGTTGGCACATTTAAAGTTAAATCACTTGGTAAAGGTAAGTACGGTAGGATCCTGGGGATACCATATACTCAAGATGGTAAAGACATTTGTGCAAAACTTATTAAAGAGGGTCACGCGATTGAATATTGGGGTGGCACTAAAACTAAAAAATGGGGGTAAAATGAACATATCTGAAGAAGGTATATCCTTAATAAAACACTTTGA